AGGCATTAGGCAATATCTCCTATTACATACCAAGTATCAGTAGCGACTTTGATACAAGTTGCTGAAGAATATTGAGCGCGAAGTTTTGGTGCGGTAGCAGTTGCTCCAGTTGAAGCGATAGTAGTTGTTCCTGATGTAACCGCGTTAATAGTTACTTGCCCTGCTCCAATTTGAATAATATTAATTTGAGTTCCAGTTGGAAACGCAACAGAAGCATTTGTAGGAATTGAATAAGTTTGTGTTGCGGCATTAGAAGCAGTAACTAATTTTCCATTATCGGTAAGGACAAAAGTATAAGTAGTTCCTGTTTGCGCGTTTAGAGCAAGATTAATTTTAGGGTCAGTTAAAGTTTTATTTGTTAGCGTTTGTGCCGTTGTTAAATCGGCAGTTACGGAAGTATCTATTGAAAGCGAAACTGTACCGCTTGTGCCGCCCCCTGTTAATCCTGTTGAAGCGGTAACTCCTTCAATATCTCCTGCGCCTGTATAACCTAAAGAGTTCCACGCGGTTGAGCCATTACCTATTTTTACTTTACCTGTATCGGTTTCATATCCCCACTCACCAGCGGCAAGAGTTGGATTAGCGGAAGTCCATTGTGCGGCAGTTCCTCTACGTGCTTGAATTTGGGTTACTACAGCCATTTTAAGGTGTACCTCCATTTACTGTTTGCGTTGCCGCAATATCTGGGCTATAACCGCCTTGATAGGGTGCGATACTATCAAATGCGCCACCATCTATTTCGGTTAAAACCGTTGTGGTGGAAACTAATTGCCATTGAGAACCATCATAAACTTTTAAACCTTGCGAAGTATTAAAATAAAGGTCGCCAGCGCGTATGGCAGGATTAGAAATATCTGACGCGCTAGTAGGTACATTTGTAGGCGTTAAGGCTAAACGGCTCACGAAATATCACCCATTACTAACCAATTATCTGTGCTTGTTTGAACGGCTGTGGCGGTAGAGTATTGCGCTCTTAATTTAGGCGCACTTGCGGTTGCGCCAGTAGAAACAATAGTTACACCAGAACCGCCAGCAAACGTTACTTGTCCAGCACCTAATTGCGCTAAGTTAAGTTGTGCGCCTACTGGATAAGCAACCGAAGAATTAGGCGGAATTGTTAAAGTAATTGGTGAAGCATTAGAAAGTGTTACTAATTTACCGTTATCTGCTAATACTGTGGTATACGTAGTTCCAGTTTGAGTATTGATACCTAAATTAATTAAAGGCGAAGTTAAAGTTTTATTAGTAAATGTTTGCGCAGTAGATAAATCTGCTGTAATAGCAGTATCAATTGTAAGAGTTACTGCGCCAGATGAACCGCCACCGCTTAATCCGTTACCAGCAGTAACGCTTGAAATATCTCCGCTTTCTGGAATATTTGTAGTTACTAAAACGCGTGTATCGGTAATATTGCCGCTATTAATAGATAACGCACCAGCCGCAACCGCAACTGTTGCTAAAGAAATAGAGTTTGCTGGTAAAGAAGGCGCAACTGGCGAACCAGCAGGAGTTCCAGCAACAACTTGTAATACTACGTTATTTGACGAACCTGTATAAAAGGAATCATTTACCGTCATACAAACTAAATCAATACGTGGATTTGTTACGTCTGCGGTAGTAATTGTTAAAGTTACTTGCGCGTCATTGTAACCAACATAAGTTCCCATATTTGCTTGCGTTGTTCCAACAATTGCCGCCCAACCGCTAGCAACGCGAACGCTCATACCGACAGGTGAATTTGCCGTAACCGCCAAAGAAGTTGAATTAATAATTCCTGTGGTAGCCCAAAGTGCTTGCGTAGTTAAGCGGTCATTTTCCGCAGGGTGAGAACCATTTTGTAACCACGAAGGCGGTGTGCGTAGCGTCATTTATTCTCCTATACGAAAGCAGAGTTCCACGTTACCGTAGCACTCGTAACATTTACAAGTGTAGTTCCTGCGTCACCTGTTAAATAAAACAAATTATTGCCCGGTTCTGCCCAAAACCACTCACCAGAAATAAGAAGATTACGAGCAGGTTGTCCGTTCAATGTAATAAGTTTATTGTATAAATCAATAACAAGTAGGTCAGTATCGGCGTATGTCCCTGTAAAATTTAAGGCATATCCCTGAGTTTGATTACCAAGAACAGGGTCAGTAATTGGTCCGTTAAGCGTTATAGTCGGATAAGCATTTGCCCAACCGTTATTTGTAATAGTAGTAGTAATAAGAACCGAACCGCCACCATAAGTTAAGTTATAAGTGCGGTTATAAACGCGACCAGTAGGCGGTGTATAAGCCAGTAAAGCCGTTTGTTCGTTATTACTAAAATACGCTGGGTTAGGGCAAAAAAACTCTACTTGCGCAGTTATATATCCGTATGTGTAATTAGGGTCAACAACAGATGTAAATAAACGAACACGAGCGTCAATATATTGCGTATCGTTTGGCGGTAATAAGAAATATAACGGCGTTGTACCGCTAGTTTGTGGCAATAGAAAACGTTGAAGAGTATTAAAGTTAGTTTGAGCCGAATTTGTTCCATCACCGAATACGTTAAATGTAATGGTAATACTACGACCTGAATAAAAATCTCTACCCGAAAACATACCATCGGCATATCCTCGGTTATCATCTTGCGTTCTAAGTGATGGAACGCCTTCTAATCCAACAACGCTAAGAATTTGATATGGCGAATTGTTACCGCCAAACGTTAAACCGCCAAATGAAAACGAATAAGGTTGCGTTAAAGTAATCGTCATTATTCCACCTGCGCCATATATCTACCGCCACCACCACGGCTAGGCGGTGGAACTGTTACTGTTGAACCAAGTTTAATTGCCGCAATAGTTTTTTCGTGAACATCATACGCACTAACGTTAGTTGCTGTGAAATTTTGCGTAATATTAAGTGCCGCCATAGAACGTTCCTCGCCAGCGCGCCAACTGGCAACGCTTCCGTCTGCTGGTACGGCTCTAGCAATACTTGTAATAGGAACGTAAGGCAAAGTTGTAGTTTTAGGCAAAGTTGTAGTTTTAGGTAGAGTTGTAGTTTTAGGTAGAGTTGTGGTTAAACCGCCACCGCCACCGCCACCGCCACCAACCGCCGCAGAACTTTGTGCCGCCGCTAAAGCCGCACGTAATTGAGCAATAGCCGCAATTGTAGAAGCAATAGCACCTTTTATTTTGCCTAGTTTTTCATCAAATTCTTTGGCTATTTCGTTTAACGTATCAGAAAGTTCTTTTTGTGCTTCCGCAGTTGCCTCTGCCAAATCTTTGGCGGCTTCGGCTAATGCGTCATTTAAATCTTTATTTATTTCAGCAATACGTGTTTGAAATTCTTTATTAATAGTAGTAAGTGCTTCGGTTAAATCTGCTTGCGCTGACGCTAAGGCTTCGTCACGTGTTTTTTCTGCTTCGGTCATTTGCGCTGTAAATTCGCGGTTAATTTCCGCTTGCGCCGCCATATAATCTGACGCTTGTTCGGCAAGAAATATTTGTAAATCGCTTTGGGCTTCACGATAAGCCTTGTTAAGTTCATCAGTAGCAAGATTTGCGCCACGGTTCATAATTGTTGCTAATTGGTCTAAACCATTATCAGTTTGGTTTTCCATAGCACGGAAAGTTGCTTGTAACTCTTTAATAGTTTCTGGCGTTGCTTTCAAAATGCTATCGGCAAGTTCAGTTCCTACTTCGGGTCCAGCCGATACAACTTGTTCAATAAACGTTTGACTAAATCCAGCCGCCGCTAATTCAGAAGCCTTAGCCGCTAAACGGCGAGCGCCAGCAAGTTTGTTTTTAAGTGCGTCTAATAACCCTTCCGCACTTGCCGTTCCAGCCTCAACTAAACCTTTGAATAAATCTGTAACGCTAAAAGAAGTTCCTTGTTTATATGCGTTACGTAATCTATCAATGCTTTGATTAACAATATCTTGTAATTTTTGCGCGTTTGCTTTATAGATTTCAGCCACTTTTGCGGCGTTATCTTTTTCAAGTTTAGCCAAATCTTCGGCACGTTTAGTATTAAGTTTGCCCATTGTTTCGTTAAACGTTTTTTGAGCCGCTTGGGTTTTCTTTCGGTATTCTTCATTAGCCTTAGTAATATCGTCATTTTTCTTTTGTTCGGCTTTAATGGTTTCTTCTGCGGCTTTTGCGTTTGCGTTGGCAACTGCTTCGTTATATTTCTTATTAGCCTTAGCCATTTGTTCTTGATATTTATTTTGCGCGTCAGCAATTTTTTCGTTAAGGTCCTTGACGATTTTCATATAATCTTCGTTTTGCTTTTTAATTTCTTTTTCGGCAGCAATTTGTTCTTTAGTCTTACCGCCACCTGCTTTACCGCCGCCTTTTTTATTGCCAAAATCAGGCACTTCAATACCTTTACCGCCACCAATTTTGATGGGTTTATTTAACTTATCAAGATTAGCCGCTAACTCTTTAGCCTTCTTTGACGCGCCATCAGCCAAATCGGAAACGCCGTCTAATCCTTTATTAAGAATATCTAATCCAGCCTTAGCAAATTTACCTACGCCCGGAAGTTTGGATAACGCAGAAAGTAATGCTTTAAGAGGAGCAAATAATATTTTTAATATTGCTTCTCCTACTTTACCGATAATAGGAATAATTGAAGCAAACGCCATTAAACCTGCTTTACCAACCGATATAACCGCTTTACGGAAAGTTTCAGATTTATTCCAAAGCATTACAAATGCGCCAATAAGTAACGTTGCGGCAGTAAATATTAAACCGATAGGGTTTGCTTTCATAGCAATATTAAGTGCTTTAATTTGTCCAGTAAGAAGCAAGGTGGCAAGTTTTTGCGCTTTAGTAACAACTGTCCAAGCCTTAGTTAGCGCAATAGATACTTTAACGCCAATATTGTAAGCGGCTAATGCGGCAGTAATTGTTATAACTACTCCAGCAAGTATTTTAAATACTTCTGCGTTACGTTGAACAAATACAATGGCTTTTTGTAGCGTATCTACCATTGATTTTAAATACGGCAATATAACCGCGCCTATGGTATCGGCTACGTTTGATATTTGTTCTTTTAATACGACTAATTGACCTGAGAATGTTTTTGTATAAGCAACAGCCTGTCCACCGATTTTGTCGTTTAATTCGTCAAACGCTTTAGCAATTGCTTCGTTTTTAGGTAATGTTTCATCTAGCGTTATACCCATTTCTTTAAACGCTTTAGCATTACCCATACTTGCTTTACCAAGTATTGAAGCGGCGGAAGCCAAATCTATATTTTTAGCACGTGCTAAATCAGCAGAAGTAGCAAGAAGTGCTTGCGATTTATCTAAATCATTTGTAGTAGATAATAAACGATTTAATGCCGTAGCAGTTTCATCTCCGCCAAAACCTAATTTTGAATAAGCACCATCTAATTCACCAACCAAATCTCTATTGGCTTTGATATTAATACCTAAATTACTTAACGTTTGACCTAATTTGGTAAATGCTTTTTCATCTTCTATAACGCCTTTAACGCCTATTGCGGCAAATGCGGCAAATGCTGTTCCCATACCGATTAAAGCCGCAGTTGCGACACGGCTGGTTTTTTCCATTTTGCTAACGCTACCGCCAGCCTTTTCGGCTTGACCTTCCATCTTTTCTAACTCTTTATTTACCTCGCCAAATTTAGCAATTGCTTGGTCGGCAATAGCCTTAATTTCAAATATCGCAGGTGGGAGAAAACCAGCCATTATCTACCGCCTATGGCAAGGTTCTTGCGAACAATATTAGGCGCAAGCACTTGAAACTTTTTAAAGGCAGGTGCCATATATGGGAAACCGCGCATAGCAGTAGTTCCTTTCCAAGAGCGTGGCGCAAAATTACCACCTAATTCTACCGCGCGACCATAAATAATTGTTGGTCCGACAATGGCTTCATACTTAGCAAAACCTTTTGTTATTTTTTCACCACGAATTGAACGCCGTAAATTACCTGTTCTATTCATAGGTGGTTGTCCAGCCGTTGCCTTTTCGCCTTTTGGTCTGCGCCCTTGAATTTCTTCTTTAGATAATTGGATTAATACCATCATCATTTCGTCACGAGCGTTACGCGCACCTTCGTCAATAGATTTCGTGGCTTTAGTAACGCTTTCTCTAACTAATTTCAGATTTGACGTTATCACTTTCCACCTTTTTCACTATTGCTGAAATATGAACCAACCAGTCCACAAGTGCGGCTGGCTGTTCATCTACTTGCGCAGGTGTCCAGCCAAACTCTTTTGCTAACAGAAAATAGAACCATTGTTCATCTGGATAACTAAAGGCTTCGTGGCGTTCGCCGCCTTCAAGTAACCATTTTAAACGTTGGAGTTGCCGAAAGGGCTATCAACGTCTTTCGTGGTTTCTTCATTTTCCGCTAAGGCTGGGAACAAAACTTTTTGTGCCTCTTTAGTTTGTTCTGTTAGAAAATCGTAATCCGCCATTTCCATTTCATCTAAAACAGAAATTTTGACCGAAGGAATTGGTAATTCCAAATCCCAACTATCAACCATTATGGCAATAAGTCCATCAGTTAGCGATAACGCTTGCATAATGCCTTGTTCAGCACTTGCCGCGTTAGCATAAACTTTTTTGCGGTCTTTTACCTTTAGTTCCTTTGGGTCTTTTAGAGTTACCTTTGCCTTGCTTACTGGTAAAACTACTTCTTTCTTAGCCATTTTATTTCCTTCCGTAGTTGCCTTCCGATTTATTTAAATAAGGTGTTGAGGGGTGGGAGTAGGGGAAGGCGACCTACTCAACCAACCCCCTCAACACTTCTGTTCTGGCTATGCGTAAGTGCCAGAAGCCTTTGCGTTTTGTAGAACCCACTTAATAGGAGCAAATCCGCCAGTTGAACCAGCGTCAGTTGTATTTCCTTGTCCGTTTAGTTCTACTGTTACGGATACAAAATCGTCACCACGTTCAATTGCGGCGGCGGTATAAGCACCCTTAGTAATTGTTGCTTGAATTTGAACAGCACTTGCGCCAGCGCCGTATGCCCAGTTAAGAACAATTGCTGGTTGTGTATTAGTTAAATAACGTGTTAGTTCAGCGTCAGAAGTCATAATAAACTTAACTGTTCCAGTTACTTCAAGTGGTCCAAGAAATACTTGAAATGGGTCTTGTGTCTGACTAATACCGTAAATAGGTGTAACGGCACGTGTCATATCAATATTTCCTTCCATTGAATATGAAACTGCTGAACCACCGATAGATACAGTTCCTTGCCATACAGGAGTTGGCAATACTGTGCTAAATGATGGTGTTGGGTCAGTTGTTGTGCTTGAAGAAAAACCTGTGGTCTTTGTATCAAATTCCAACATTCCGTCAGCGTTAAACTTCAATGAGAAATCAGAAAATTGGCAACCTGGAAATCTACGAACATTTACCGCATAAAAATCGGTTAGTGTGTAAGAAATTGGTTGTGTATCTGTTCCCGATGTTAATGAATTTTTCAATGAAATTGTGTGCGTATAAGGTGCGCTTGCGCCAGATGTGGCAACCGAGCCCATAATTCCTGCTATTGAATATCCAATTGTGTCGGCAAATACTGCGCCGCCGTAATCAAATGTGGAACGTTTTCTGCCCGGAATATAGTTGTAATTAACTACATTAGAACCGCGCAAACCAGTATCGTATAGTGGGTCAATAACATCTACTGGTTTTAAACTGTCTTTTGCTACTGGTATGAAATCGGTTGGTGCTACTGCTGTTCCTTTTGTGGCTTCTTTGGCGATACCCACATAAGAACGCACCGAGGCTTGTACGGTCATTATTCACTCTCCTGCTTTTCTGCCAAAGGCGTTGCTGTGGCTGGTTTAATTGCTGATTTAGCCGCGCCAACTGGAATAACATCTGGTGCGCTAAAGTTATCAGGCGCTTCAAATTCTTCGTTTGGTTTGACTAAAACTCCAAGCGAAGGGAACACGCGCTCATCTGTTCCGTTATATTTATATTTCATTTGTTCTCCTTATGCTTGTACCATCTCGGTTACGTCAAACTGAAGTTCCGCAAACGTTTCCGTTGCGCCCTCTTCCGTTGTGGCAGGTTCGCCGTAGGTCGCGCTAATAATAGGTTCTGCTCCTTGCCAAACTAAAGTGCCGCTTTCGTCACCGAAGTTATGGTCAGAGCGTAACCTAGTCTTAATATTATCAATAAGTGTATCAAAATCCAGCATAGCGTCGGTAGCGTTGCGTTGTAGGCTATGGTGATAAATCTGTAATATAACGGAATAATCAACACGCTTCCAGCCGTTATGTGCGCCACCGATAGCAAGGCGTGTTTCGTTTTCACTCTGGATAAAAATAACTACCGCAGAACGGCTTAATTGACCGGGCTGACTATTAACTTGAAAATTAATACGCTTTGGAAAAGAAATTAAAACTTGATTTAACGTAGGTATTTGTGGATTTGATAGAAATTTGAATAACGTATCCCGAATACCAGCGCGACCTGCCATTAACGCACTCTCCGATAAAGACTAACCATTTCAAGTGCCATAGCAATATCTCCGCCATAACGTTGAGCCGCTTCAATGTTAGTAGTAGGTGTATAAGTAATATTCATAGTTAAAGAGTTATCGCCACGAACCTTTAAAAACGCGGTAGCAACGAGAATAGCGGCTTGCTTTATCGCAGTAGGTAAGTTACCGAAGGTCACGCCAGCCGCGTGGCTATACGTTAAGGCAGA